GCCAGCGTCGAAAGTTGTTTTGTGACCCTTGCTTCGGTCGAACCGAGAGCGGGGATGATTGACGCGGGGATTCTGCGAAAAATATTTAATGTGAGAGCTGGCGCTCATTGAATTTTTCTCCGTTTAAGAGGGTGGCCCCCCGCAGGGAGCCACCACCTAGGTTTTGCGTATGCTTAACGTTATGTGCGCTGTTCGATGAATTCAGAAGCTAACCCGATTCTTTGGGGAGCTGTCAAGGGGGTCATTAGACCCGTCTTGTCGTCGTATTCTCCGACTTCGTGCAGCGAAAAGTCGGTCGGATGTTTCGCGTACTGCGAATCCGGGCGGTTTACTTGCTCAGCGAAACCGCGAACAGCGGTGTTTTTATTGTACGTGTGGAACGGATGAGAGAACAGTTCTGCGAGGCCATCGTAGATGGCGAACGATTTATACTTCATAGACCCTTCGATAGTATTCGGATTTGATACTTAGGAGTTCCTCGCGCACACGAAGGCGCTCGTAGGTATTATTTTCCATGTGTTGCTCGGCGGAGACATTCCGTCGAGCTTTTACCCTCGCCATTAAGGCGGGGTTGTTTTTTTCCAACCAATTGTCGTACGCCCGAGGCGGGCGCACTCTTTTACCGTTGATGTGGAAAAAATCTTGGGGGTAGACGTCCGTGTGGAATTTTTCAAGCCATGAGAGACCAAGACCCTGGGACATGAGGGCCTTTTCCGGCGCGGCATCGTGAATCTCGCCGGTGATAGGGTGCTCTATTTGGTAGTGAAGGCGTGCTTCGGGTCCGGTCATCTTTTTCAAGATATACCTGGCCACATAGGCGGCACTTGCGAAGCTGAGAGCGCCGATTACGGCGCGGCCCTTGCCCCAGATTTTGTTCAGCGTTGGAGATGTATACAGGCGTTCGCCGTTTTGGGTTTTCCATAGCTCTTTATCGTCGAAGTCGAGATTAAAGATACAGGAATGGAAGTGGGGACGTAAGGTCGTTTCTCCGTATTCCCCGCACGAATAATATTTTATTTTGCGGGGTGAAAAGTATTTACGGAGCCTCTTCATAAAGAGGATGTGATCGTCGAAATCGAGGGTGCTGTGCAGAGGGAGATGCTCACGGTCATACGTGAGCGTTACGAAGCAATTAGCTTCGTTGAGGGTCATTTCATGGTGGCAACGCGTTGCCCACATGAGAGCACGGGCGCCACGGCACCCGCTGCATTGACCGCATTTAATTACGTAGGCGAGATCTTCGTACCCTTGATGGGGATTCCAAGTCGCGCTACGTTTGCCAGAGGGGTTTACCTCATAAGAGGGGTAAACCGTCTGAGGGTAGAAACAGGCCATTGTTTCTGCCCTTTTTTATAGCCGAATCCCGCCACGGATTGGGCGGGGGCTAATGTTTTTAGGGTGCGTACCTGATGCGGTACGGCGGAACAGTTTTTTGGATTTGCTGTTCGACATTCTGCGTCGTTTCATTACTTTTTCTCCGGCAGTGCGGGGCCAAAGCCCGCGTGTTGGATTGTTTTGTTACGAACTAGCTGCGCTATTTGTTCGTGTGAATCGGCAACCTTCACGGCAGTGTAGCCGAAGATTGAGCCTAGAATCAGGATTATTGTGCGAACGATAATTTTATCAATGGGTTCCATAGGACTGTTCCTTTGTTTTTGTGAGGTGACATTTTAGTTGGTGTCACCTGGACCAGTATAATCAAGGGATTTACTGGTCACTGTCGCCCTTCGGTTGACCCCCATCGGCTTTAGCCGCTGGGGTTTTTTTCGGACTGGAAGCCGTTTTAGAAGGCGCCTCCGGTGCGTTTGAAGGGGCCGCCACGGGGCGCTTGACCGCAAGGCCTAGGCCTACAGCCTCATCGGCATTTGCGGGGTTATGCAGGAATTCCATGAATTCCCGGGGATCGTTCTTGAAACGATCACGGATTTTAGAGGGAAGCGCAGCGAAGACCGACTGCGCAGAAGCGACTACGCGCATGGCTTCGTCGAATTGGGGCGGAGCGATGTAGTCCTCGCCAGAATAGGCTGCGGGATTTACCGGGGGGAGTGGTTCGCCTGCTTTAGCATATCGGCGAACGATGTTTCGGATGTCGCATTCACCACGGTGGGATTGCTCTGTACGAGCTTTGCCCTCGGCCACTTTGAATGAGGAGGATACACGAAGAGAGCCATCAGCCCTTTTTGTGATTTTGTGGTTTGGTAGTTTTGTGGGCGTGCAGCTCATAGTGTTTTACCTTTTTTTGAATTGGCCGGGGCCAGATTTGTAGAAGTTGTCGCGGTGATGCGAGGGAAGCGGCGGTCGTGAATCGGAACCGATGCCGCGTTTAACTGCGTTAATGGGATTGATTAGGTCGGAGATAGTACTGCCGACATTACCGGCTCGACGTAACCAGTTGTCGAAGCCTTGGAACCAAGTATCCCAGCCCGCTTGGCCTACGTCTTTTTCGACTTCGGCGGCGATTTTAGGTAGCTGGGTTTTAGTCATTTTATTTTGCAAGCGTTGGCCTACAGCCGAAGCTTGGTTTTTGTCCGCCTCAGCAATTTTAGCAGCGGTAGCGGCGTTATTGAGTGCGATAGCGGAGTCTTGAGACTCCATTTGTTTACGGAATTGCTTCATAGCAACTGCCGAACTCGCAAGTTTATCGAGCGCCGTGCCCACCTGCGGGGCCGGGACATTGGGCATAGAGCCCTGAGAGGCTCCGGCGGCAGGGCCAGCGGAGCCTATGGGAGACGAAGCTCCCTGATTAGCAGCCAGGATCGGATTAAGACCGGCTGCTTTTAGATCGGCCATTTCGCGCTGATGCGCGGTATTGGACATTTCTCGTTGGAACTCGCGTTGTATGGCCGATTGGTTCGCATTGAATTGCGATTGCTCGCGAGCAAAGTCGCGAGCGATTGCGTTTTGGGATACCGCAAGCTCACGAGACTCGCGGTTGTTGTCGCCAGTTTGAATGGCGTTTACGACGGCGCCGACGCCGGGGACTATAGCCCCGGCAGCATCGGCTAAGTCAGTGAAGAAGTCCCCCATTAGAGACCTCCCGGGTTTTCTAGCCCCCCAGAGGGGGGCCCGAAAATTTTTTTCATAATTTGACCCCCAACATGGGCGCAGCATGCGCCGGGATGGGACGAACATGGGTAATGCGCATGTTCGAGTCGAAGATGAAGTGAGGTTGAGACGGAACTGCGATCGTGCGGTCGATGGGCGGATTATCCTGAATCCAAGCATCGCCCAGTTCCGGAGGCGTATCGTAGTCAATGGCGTAATGCCAGACATCGAGTGAGCCAGAGACATTAGAGCGGAACAAGCCCGTGATCGTAGAGAGCGCGGTTTTATATTCAGCGAAACGTTCCTGATAGCCGAACACGACGTCGATGTCGGCCTCGTAAGCGTTGGAGTAGATCTCGTTTTGCATAACGGCCTGATCGCCGAGGTTTGCAAACGGAGGGAAATACTCTTCGTCACGAGAACGAATCGTATACCAACGCGGAAGAACGTTTTGGTAGTTAAGGTCCGCGCGAACGGACATGAGCCCGAGGATAATACCGTGCTCAGTGAAGGAGCGAGTGAAGCCGTGGTTACGGACGTGACCGACGCCGATACCGGCTAAGTTACCCTGGGGAGTGCCTGCTCCAGTAGCGTCCTGCTGGGGTACGGGCGAAATGTTAATGCGGGTAGAGCCGCCGCCGAGAAATTCGGGGCGCTGCAGACGCGCGTCCGGCGAAGTTACGCCGAACTGGTATTTGTTCATCTCGATGTAACGAGAGCCGCCGCGCATTTGTCGCTCATAGAAGACCTGCATGGCTTCAGCCATACGGAGAGCGTTCATGGTGCCATCCGTGTTTTCAGTGAGATCGACGTGCACGAGCGGCTGTTTAGTGGCGTTAGTGCCCTGGACAATCATGTCAGTGGCATCAGAGACGCCCCAGTTAGAGCCGGAAGGAGCAGTTCCGGAGAGAGTGGAGTCAAGGGTACCGGTGGCGCCACCGGTGTAAGACATCCCGGCGGTAGACCACGCTAAGCCGTGGACCGGAAGGTAATCCGAGCCCGGGATGAGGACGGAGGGGCCTTTTTGAGGTGTAAGCTGGCACGTGGTGAAGTAATCGGGACGTTTGCCACGACGAAGAAGCACGTAGTCAGCGATGTCATCGGGACCGTCGTCTTTGTCTACGACGACGGAGTCTTGCAAATTTTCGTCCCTGAACCACGAATTCCAGCAAAGATTGTAGCTCCTTCCTAAATCAGCGCGGAAGGAAAGGTTTTCGACGCCTGGAACGATGTCCATGTAGTCGAAGAGAGACATTACGGCGATGCCGGTGCCGTCAGGGGTAGACATTTGCGGACGGAGATAGTCGATGCTGTCGCCCGGGTTGTCCTGTTGCCCCATGTATTTCTCGAAGTTGTTCCAAACGAGACGGGACGGCACGAAGAAGAAGAAAGTCTCTAGGTAGAGATTGTCCATCGTGGGTTTAATGGGCGTGGCCAAGCGGGCTAAGCCCTCAAGGTCGAACACCATCGTGTCGCCCGGAATAGCTTGGTCCACGTAGATCGGGATGAGGTAGCCAGCGTCGAAAGTTGTTTTGTGACCCTTGCTTCGGTCGAACCGAGAGCGGGGATGATTGACGCGGGGATTCTGCGAAAAATATTTAATGTGAGAGCTGGCGCTCATTGAATTTTTCTCC